CAGGTTTTACAGGTCCAATCTGATTGAACATTTTTTTACGCATCATCACCACGTTTCCACAGATACGACTCCCCACTGTGCACCCATATTTGTCAATTGCGTGAGACTTTACACAACTCCATGAACAGTAGTTGCCAGCCGTGTAAAACTTGTTTCTACGATCATCGTATTTATAAGGCATACTTAGAGGTGTTCCCTCAAAAGAATGGCAACACCACCAACACCACATAAAGTAATTTTTTACTTTCTCTTTAAGCTTGACATTATAAGTATGAATAATATACACAAACACAGTGAAGACCCACTTGAATAGTAAGTCAAATACCTCACATTTTTATCCTTCCACCTAAAGCGTTTGGGGAAACGGGTGATCGGAAGTCTATTGAGAGGAAACTTATCGAATGGGGGTTGTCTATCTAAAGCTCTGTCCATGAAACTTGTATCTCTCTCCTCGGTCCACCAATCTGGAAATGTACGTATTCTATTTGGATCATAGTTACATTTGACAGCAATCTGACTGTTTGAATGTGTACGTATGTCTATATCTTTACCACATATTGGGTAAGTGTCTGCACAGTCACTCTTAACATCTGGAGGAATATAACCACTATCACACGACCTTGGTCTACAGTGTCCCTTTGTTTTAAGGATATTGTAGGACGCAACCTCTTCACCCTCTTCGAGTTCGGCTCTCTCTTCTCTTGTACTGAAAGCCTCTTTGTTTTCCTCAAGGACTTTATAGTATGCACATCCAGCCGCTTCCGGGTTCGCATCACACACGTTATTCTTCATGTTGTAGCATATACAGTCTCTATCATCGGGTTTAGCCTGACAGTATTTTTCCCATGTTTCATCATATTTGTCTCTTAATTTTTCTTTAGTACATCTACTGTCACTTTTAATACGATTTTCTGCATCTATACCTAATCTTGTGTTAGATGCTAAAGTTGTTAAATACTTAGGTCCATCTTGATTGAGACACCATTGAGACCTCAAAACATTTTTTCTGTCCCTGTCCTCACATGTTAGACCACCTCCGATTTGTTCTGTATAATTGCCGAGGGATTGACAAAACTCATCAGCTAACCCTTCCCAATTGAAAGTTGATTCACAACCAATACTCTTAATGTACTGGAGTCCATATGCCGTTAAGGGCATCTTTTCACGATTTGTGAGATAATCCTCACCATATTCCTCTACCATCTGTTTGTGGGTTTCTTCACATTGATCAATCTCAATTGGAACTTGTGATACACTATTTAGATCACAGTTGACGTAACCAAAAGCACACGCGGCTCCAGCGCCGGCACCTAGCAACAAAGCCATGGTTATCTACTGAATGTAAATATTTTTATCGTCGTCTGAACCTAGATGGCCCAGAGTTACCACCACCCGAAGTTACCAATAGTAATATGACGACTATGAATGCACATGACATGAATGAGGAACTAACCGAAGCCCCCAAACCAATCTTTTTGTTTGGGTCATCTCCAGTGATGTCACTAACGGAGAGGGGTATATACGTTTGTACATCAGTGGGTAAATTTGCAACCAAATTTGCAGCGGGATTTCCAGGATTCACTAAGTTACCATCTTGATCAAACTCTTTACCACCTATGTTGCACGTCGCGTCAATGGTGGACTCCGTTATACCCTCAGCTTGGATGGATTGTCCACAAATTTGAATGGGTGCAGCGCAATTTTGGTTAGCGTTTGCTGGTATGTACTTGGGACCATCTTCACTCTCTTGACACACTAAACCGTAACATGCTTCACGACCAGACCAGGCAGTTCTAAAAGCCTCGGGAGTTTTCTCAACCAAAACGTCATATGTTATAGCCTTTTCTGGACACCCGGCGGCATTTGGATCTGTATCACATACATTGTTCATCACGTTGTAACATGAACACCAAGGATCTGATTTACCATTTTCACTTATGCAATACGCCCTCGCGAGTTCAACATATGTATTGTCACCCAAATATTCTCTTGTACAAGCGGCTGATGTCCTTATGTGGTCACCTTCACCACAATATTCTCTAGCCAGGGCCTGTCCTGTGTTTCTCTCTATACACGTTCCCGCAGACCCACCCGGATCTAGTGTGAAATTGTTTACGTCGTTACAGAATTCTGTTCTCGCTTGTTCTAACCATGAACTTAGTGTATTTGTACCTTTACAATTCGGATCTGTATTGAATCCCCTAAGTTGTGAATCACTCAGTTTAGGCTTTTTATAAGAATCACAAGTGGGTCTGTTGTCTGGTGGTGGTGGTGGGGGTGGTGGATCAGGTACAAATGCACTCACTACAGGTATAGAGTTACCTATATCCTGAAAAACATCTCCAGCATCTCCTCCCATGTTGATGGTTTAAATCTATTATCTACTGATATTTTATTAAACGTCTGGTCAACTTTAATAAAATTGGGCATTTACAGAGTCTTCACCGTATGAATCTACTTGGTCCGCTAGAACCACCACCTGAAGTCAGTAGTAGAAGTAAAAGTACGACACATATACAAAAACTCATACCAGAACCACCCACGCTTATAAATTTATTTGTGTCACCCGATGTTAAATCGTCAATTGACATTGGTATATATTCACGAAATTGTGTAACCAGGTTTTCGGCGGGGGTGTCATCCACCACATTACCCTCTGAATCAACTTCCTTACCACCTATATTACACGTCGCGTCAATGGTGGACTCCGTTATACCCTCAGCTTGGATGGATTGTCCACAAATTTGAATGGGTGACGCACAATTTAGATTGGCCTTTTCGGGTATGTACTTGGGACCATCTTCAGTCTCTTGACATACTAGACCATAACACGCTTCACGACCAGACCAGGCAGTTTTAAACGCCTCGGGGGTTTTCTCAACTAAAATATCATATGATATAGCCTTTTCTGGACACCCGGCTGCATTTGGATCTGTGTCACATACATTGTTCATCACGTTAAAACAGGAACACCAAGGTTCTGATCTACCAGTGTCACTTGCGCAATATGCCACTGCGAGATCAACATACACGTCCGGGCCTAGATACTCTCTTGTACAAGCGGTTGTTGTCCTTATGTTATCACCTGTACCACAATATTCTCTAGCCAGGGCCTGTCCCGCGTTCCTCTCTATACACGATCCCGCAGACCCACCTGGATCTAGTGTGAAGTTTTTTGGATGATTACAAAATTCGGTTCTCGCTTGTTCTAACCATGAACTTAGTGTATTTGTACCTTTACAATCCGGATCTGTATCGAATCCCCTAAGTTCTGCATCACTCAGTTTAGGATTTTTATAAGAATCACACGTGGGTCTCGTATCTATTGTGACTGTGTGACTGTGTGGTAAAAGTGAAAAATGATATTCCCGTTTAGGAAACGGCCACACCATGATATTTTAATCTATTATCTACTAAGATTTTATTAAATGTTGAGTTAACTTTAATAAAATTGAGTACTTCTATTTCAGGGTATTTACAAAGTCTTCACGAGTTCCAAAAGTTCAGCCTTCTTGGCTTCAGTCGCGAGCGACAAGATCTTCTCGAGCTTGGTGTCATCGTCGGTCAACTTCTTGGCCATAGCATAGACGATGAATGGGTTAGGGTCTTCGCGGTTCTCAACATAGAGAACAATATCGGAAGCGGAAGCGGCACCTTCTAAGTTCTCAACTCGCCTGGAACGCATGACTAACCAACCCGTGATAGCTATGATAGCCACAATCAGAATGACCTGATTGAGTTTAATCTTTTTGAGATTGAGTTTCATTATACATTTCAATAACATTTTTTTTCTTGGTATAATTTAATAAAATATGGGAGGAGGTGGAGATCAAAGAATCAACCAAGCCTTCGATATGTCCGCCATCAACCAGAGTATTTACGAACAAACTACAATTAACAAAAATACATCCCTCGCGTCTCAGACTAACATTCAGACCATGGATGTTCAATTAAGAAATGTCGTAGGATGTGACGCGACCTTCATACAAAATATAGATGCTGAAGCAAGTTCTAGTTCTACACTTAATAATACACAAGAAACTGAAATTAAGAATGCTATCACGACTGAGATGACAGCCGCCGTTCAAGCCCAGATTGAAAAGGCTACAGAGGCGGGTAACTTCCAATTTGGTGACGCACAGAATGTCAACCAAGAAGTGACACTTGAGATCGAAAACATCATTAAAAACACCGTCATTTTAAAAAATATCAACGAAGCTATTGCTGAACAGGTGAGTATCCAAGACAAATTAATTACCATTGATGGTATGGATTGTCGCGAGGGTGGTGGTATTAATTTTGAACAAGATATTGTCGCTCAAGTTGCAGCGGATATTATTACTAATAATCTCACAGATGCCATTGCTTCTAGCGACTTGATGAACCAGTTGGATGCCGCTGCTGAGGCAGCTCAAAAGTCTGAGAACAAGGGTCTCGCTGATATTATCACTTCCTTTTTTGAGGGTCTCACAGGTCCCATGAAGTATGCTATGATCGCCTCTGTGGTGTGCTGCTGCATGATCGTTGTTCTTGCTGTCGTTATGGGTCTATCCCCAGCTGGTCAGTCCGCTACCAAGAACCTTGGTGCCGCTGGCGCTTCCCGTCTCGGTCGTCGCTTTTAAAATCCATTTGTAATAATTCCATCAACTCTGTACCTATACATATATTCCAACTCTTCGTCTTCTTTATGTGTATACGTATAAACCCGGATATCTTCATTTTTGCAGTGAGTTATAAAATCATGATCTAGACATGTCCAATGGAGAATTACTACGTTAAGGCCCATTGTTATCAACGGATATTCACTATAATGAAAAGTTGTCTCAAAAGTTGAACCTATTTTGAATTCTGGGGGTAACTTGTAAATTATTTTTCGGTTGAAACTACAAAAAGTTACATTTCTTGTTGATTCATTCTCATAAAACTTTTCTAGTGCTTCAACTATTCCGAGGTCCGCACCTTTTATGTCTAGAATTAGAAGTGTTCGGCGTATCTCAGGTATTTCTTCGTAGACATCTTGGAGTGTTATGATTCCAAGTTCCTTTAGTTGATCCAAACTCATTTCCGATATGAACCTACCTTTGACGTATACATCATGGAACAGGACTATTTCCCCAGTCTCACAAAGCTGTACATCAATTTCAACCCCATCATATTCCCTGTGAATTGCCTCCCTTATAGCTTCAATACTATTGTCCTTGTACTTTAGGGAATATCCTCGATGGGCTATACACTTCATTAACTTAAAGGTATATTTAAAGATTTATCTAATGATTCTGAGTATTGATGTTGGTATAAGGAATCTTGCGATGTGTCTACTTGACGATGAGAATGGCAATCTTGTTAGAGAATGGGATGTCTCCGGTGTTCCACCTGAACACAAAGATGGTGTCTATGTCTCTCTTCGGAAACACTTAGATGAGAGACCTTGGGTACTTGGTGCAAAGACCATCCTCATTGAGAAGCAACCTGATCGTAACAAGAAGATGATCTCGGTCATGCACTTCCTACACGCATACTTTATTATCAAATGTCCTCAAGCTGAAACAATTATTTATGACGCTCGTCACAAGATTCCTGATGTCGCGGGACCTGGTAAGGCTCAATACAACAAGAGAAAGAAGGTTTCCATAGAGAGGTGTGAAGAGTTCATTAGAAGTGGACCAACTAATGCACATTGGTTAGACACTTTCCTCAAGTCCAAGAAGAAGGATGACTTGGCTGATACTGTCATGCAAGCCCTGTCCTTCGTGAATAGAGTTGAAGTCAAAACCACAAAGAAACCCAAGAAAACTACAAAGTTGGTAGCTCGCAAACCCAACGAGAATCAAAAGAGGACAAAGTATTCAAAGTCAAACCTGGCATGGATTTATCTTAATAAACCTGAATGTGAAGTTTTGGAGAACAACAGGAGGTTTATGAAGGATCTCAAAAGATATTACAGAGATCTCAACGACTTGATTAAAGATTTGAGGGGAACGTAGATTATAAAAGATGCAAAAGAATGTCCTGGATCACGGATTTGTACGCCTCGTGGACTACATGCCTCGGCAAGATTTGGACTCGTCAATTGTACAAGCTGCCAGAGTCTCATATGGAGATGGGACTAAAACATCACGGGGAGATCGGGGTCTCATCCGATATCTCCTTAGACATTGGCACACCACTCCATTTGAGATGGTGGAATTCAAGTTTCACATCAAAATGCCCATATACATTGCCCGACAACACATGCGACACCGCACCTCCAGTATAAATGAGCTTTCTGCGCGTTATTCTGTGGTCCCCAAGGAGTATTATGAACCGGAGACTCTACGTGGACAGTCTAAGGTGAATCACCAAGGTTCCGAGGGTGTTGTTGAGGTTGGGAAAGATCTGGGTAAGAAGGTGTCCGACCATCTCAGTCATTCTTTTGATGTATATGAGGAGCTCCTAGAGAATGGGTGTTGCCGAGAGCAGGCTCGTGGTAACCTTCCACAGTCTACCTACACGGAGTTCTATTGGAAGATCAATCTCCATAACTTGATGCACTATCTCCAGCTCCGAATGGAGGCTGGTGCTCAGAAGGAGATTAGGGACTATGCAAACGCCATGTATGAACTGGTGCAGCCCCTCGTCCCCATCACTATGGAAGCGTTCCAAGACTTTAGAGTGAATGCCATGCAACTCACTGGTCCGGAGATTGAGGCTCTAGCTACTGGCAAACCCATTGATAGCCCTGGGGAGAGGAGAGAGTTTGAAGAGAAATTGAAGCGTTTGAAAATTGAACTTAAAAATTAAATGTCATTACAATACAACAAAAGAAATATGTTCGCTATTACATTCTCTCCCACTTATGCTGCAAGCACCGACCGCTTCAAGAAGTTTGGTAAGAAGATGAAGAAGCAACGTCAAGATGACCTTGGCAAGATCAAGGATAAGGTTTCGGATATTGCCAAGGAGGAACAACGTCGTGCTAAGGATATTCTCAAGGAACATCAGGATTTTTTCAAGAAGTCTAAAAAGTCCAAGGGTTCCGCGAAGAAGACTTCTATTGACTTTTACGAAAAGTAAACCACATGAGAAGAAAGACAAAAAACAAAGCCAATGGTGTATCACCAAATCTCTCAGCCAGAAGAGCACATAATACACTGTATTGAACAACTCGTATTTCCCTTCTCGTTTTGACCATTGATCTCTTCATGGCTGCTCTGGATTTCTCCAAACCCAGAACAGCTGTACTAATCTTACCAATTTTAGAGGGTATCTCTGTGGTTCTCATAAACATTTCATTCAGGTCTATAGATTCCATGAATTGTTGTTGAATCATGGGTTCCAGATATGTGAAGTAGTTGAATTCCGGATCAAGTTGGAGACATATCCCCTCTATGATAGAAAAGGACTTTGCTAAATATACAAAGCTTGTTGGTACAACGAAAGGTTTTTCAGCGGCGAGTTGTACAGCTAGGTCATCATTCATTATTCCTGAGCCATCTAGGGTCTCCAAGTACCCCAAAATGGATTCAAAGAACAATTCAATATCAGACACATCAGATGTTGTTGGTACAATGACACCTAGTTTTATGAGTACAGCGACGATGCCAGCAGTGTCGCGGGTAATGATATAACCAAATAGATTCTTAAACCCATCCCTCAATTCTTCAGACAGTTTTACAAGCAAGCCAAAATCATAAAATACAAGTTTACCCCTAGATGAAAACCCTAAATTACCTGGATGTGGATCGGCGTGGAAGAGACCATTGTCCATTGTTTGGATGACATACGAGTTGATGAGGGCTTCACAGATCTTCTTCTTGTTCACTTTGGGATCTTTGATCTCAGTCAACTTTGTAGAAGGTACATACTCCATGACGATCATCTCATCGTTGGAATACTTTTTGTAAACCCTGGGAATCTTAACCCATTCCACACCTCTCATACTCCTCTTAAATTCCACAGCATTCTCAATCTCTTGAAGATAGTCAGCTTCACCAAGAAGGTACTGTATAGACTCATCAAGGACATACCCAGAACTGTTACCTGTGTCTATACCTACACGCTCCAGGAAATGCACAATGTCGCGGATATTGTCTGTATCTTCCTTCATCGTCTCAAGAATTCCCGGTCTCTTTACCTTGACAACCACTTTCTGACCACTCTGAAGCACTGCCATGTGAACCTGTCCAATACTGGCCGATTTAAAAGGTACAGGATCAAACTCCTTGAATATTTCCTGATTTACAACAGTATCAAGTTTCACGGGAGGGACGTTATCTTGAAGTGATTCCAATTCTTTTGTAAATTCGGGTGGATAGAGATCCCCTCTCGTGGAAGCGATTTGACCTAATTTTACAAATGTTGGACCAAGATCAAGAAGTTCATCCCTTGTCCACCTACCCAATTCAGATTTGTTTTGTACAGTGGAGTTTTTCCATAAAAATTTGGCGGCAAACTTCCATGTTTTTAGTTTCCGATTAGAGGGGTTAATTCTAACCGGGTTATGTTGTGCTATACATAACATCCTATCTTACATTTATGTTTTATTTTTTAACTGTAAAAAAATATCTTATGTTAATTTAATGAAAAATCTATCGAGTTTCCTCGGTCCATTAACTAACGTTACAGAAAACACTATCAAAGCTCAGCCAATCTTATATACTCTCATTATTCTGTATCAAGGTCTCTTCTCTGCTAACGCTATCAGAATTCCTAAAAATCTCAGAACCCTCTTCAGAAGTAAGGTGTTCAGATTTGTATCACTCATGCTCATCGCCTTCAGTGCGACAAAAGATGTTGAGTATGCACTCATATCAACTATGATATTCTTAGTTGTGATGTATGCCATAAAGACTCCAGAGGAGCGGAAGACTCAAGGACTTATTTAAAATGTTTACAAATATAAATGCTCCTCAAGGTTTTGAGTCTTAATTTTATTGCTATATTGCTTTTTACTATAATGTATTTTACTCTTTCAATGACTGGTGAAGAACACTTCAATGGTTTGGATAAGTCTTCCAGTTTCTTGGACCATGTGTATTTCGCCTTCACTATACAGTCAACTGTCGGTTTCGGTGACATTTATCCCAAGAGTTCAATAGCCAAGACCATTGTTATGCTTCAACAGTCTATTCTAATCTTAGAAGCTCTTGAGCTTCTTTCTGAAGTGGGTTCTTCGGCTCCAAATGTGATTCTAAACACGGTGAAAAAATGATCTAAACGTATTTTAAATGTGGCAAACATTCATAATTTTGTATTTATCTTATCTCATACTCGGACCACACTGGGAAACCCGACTCATCAAAGGTGAAAAACTTAGGGTTGTTGAAAGTTTAACAGAGTTTGGAAGAAGATCTATCTTCATATCCTATGTGGCACTCCTCTTTGTTGCGTGGTTTCTTTACAAACCCAATATGACAAGTTTTGTGGGTGCTCTCTCCATGACAGGCGCTGCAACAGCCGGATTCTATCTCAAATACGGAAGAGAGCAAATTCCTATGCATCTCTTCCTCGTCATGTTTGTCCTCTATAGGGGTATGGAGCACATGAATACACAATTGTGGTTAACCCTAGCCCTTCTCGTATTTTACACGTTCACTCACGAGAAATTATATATCGGTTAAAAGTAGAATGAAAGTTCATATCGTCGGAGCTGGTCCAACTGGTATGTCCCTCGCTTGGGAGATACTCAGGTCGGGTGATCATGACATCACAATCTACGACAGAAAAACTTCAGCGGGTGGTTCTTGGTGGGAACCCACTGAAGAAGTTCGGGACTTACATGCCCATCGTATAGTGTTTGACAAAGCGTTTGTCAACACCCAAAGTCTTTTTAGAGAGATGGGAATCAAGTGGGATGATATTTTTGAACCAGTTCAAAAAGATATTTATGGATTTATGTTCCGATCCTTGTCTCTGAAAGATTATAGAACCTTGACATCCCTTGCTGCTAGGGTACTCACTAAACCCAAGAAGTATAAGGGTGTGTCCCTCAAAGAGGCCCTCGGACCACTGAGTGAGAGTGGACAGCATCTATTGGAGCACCTTCCTCTAATCATGGATGGTGTGACATGGGATGTCATGTCAGCGTGGGAGTTTGTCAAAAGTTTTGATCACGTTGCCCTCTCTAAACAATACACACAGAGAGTTTCTGGCAAGGTGATGTGTGATGCCATGCAGAAGGCTCTAGAAGATGCCGGTGTTGAGTTTGAGTTTGAAAAGGAACTTGTGAATGTTGAATACATGGAGGATGGTTACACAGCTGAGTTTTCCGATAGAACCACAATTGGCGATGGAATGTTGTTTTTGTGTCTAGACAATAGTCCAGCTCTAAAACTGTTGGGTGACAACTGGGGACCGGATGCCGAAAAGAAAGTTCGTGATAGCACCTACGGCTGTATAAATCTTCTATTTGACTTTGATGAACCCATTGAACTTGGAGATGATTTGGAAATCGCTGCGACGACAAAGTTGAACCTTCAGCCAGTTGTTCTTTCGGATGGAAAGACAGTTTCGTGTGTCATATGTGACCTCACGGAAGAGATTCTCACAACTCCACCAGAAGAATTGAGAACCCTTGTGTTAGGTGAACTTGATGTACCTTTACCCACAGAGATGAGGTTTGGATGGGGTGCACATTGGGATGGCGAGCGTTGGCAATTCTCTCAATCTTCGGGGGTCCTAAGCCTCCACGGGCAACTCCCCTTCTTTGGCGAGTGTCCCAACGTCGCGATGTGTGGTATGATGTCCCCCAGGAATACACCCTACTCTAGTATTGAGGCGGCCGTGGAGGTGTCTCGGGCTCTCAGTCACAAATGTTTTGGAACTAGGGAAGCCCTAAATCCCCTTCTTCTCACACAAGTTGTATCCATAACACTTTTAGTGCTTATAGTTTTAATTCTCGTATATCGTAACAGAAACTTATGAAGTTTCTAGCAAAAGTACACACACCCATGTATGACCATAATGATAAGAAATATATACGTTTGGTCATTCCTGAAAATTGTGCTGAAATTGTAAAACGCGTGCATCTCAATAAAGCGTGGTTGGTAAAAAATCAACACTTAGATAATCCCCTAGATGGTCGCATACTGACAGTGAAGGTTCCATTCCGTTATAGGAGAGTGATGTGCGAAGTCAAAGGGCGACCGGTGCAATCTCTTATAAAGGATGATGAAGTTGAAGTTGAAATAGACTTCAAAGGTGTTTGGAATGTTGGTAGTTACTCGGGCTTCTCTTGGGTACTCTCAAGTTCCTCAATTTCCTGAGTGGGGTCATTTGGAAGTTCGATTGTCTTCAAACCACCCTTCCTGAACCCCTCAAAAGTTTGGAGCACACCCTGAAGGCGGAACACTTCCTGGGTTAACTGCTCGATATTCATACGAAGCTTCTTAATGTTCTCTTCAACGTCTACGACGGGCATTTACTCATTTAAAGTTTGTACCCTTTAAATAAGTAGATCATGACAATTCTTACAAGGACTGGATACCTCGTGGATTCGGGTCCAATACAGGAAATTAAAAAAGAACTTACGGTAAGACCACAGGTGAACGGGGATTATGGATTTCCTCCACCGCCTTTTAAAGTTTTCAGAGCGGCTAAGAATGGAGTCTGCGTTCCAAGATTCTACGGAACTTCTAAACTTGGAACGCCCAATGAGGACCGAAGACCTGAACCAGCCAAATCAAACGCAAAGTTTGTTGGACAGCTCAGAGATGCAACACACCAAAACGAAGCATTGGCAGCAGCAATTGAAGCAGGCCACGGGGTCCTTTCTCTACCATGTGGGTACGGTAAAACGACGGTATCCTTGGCCATAGCTTGTAAATTGGGGTACAGAACAATGATTGTCGTTCACAAACAGTTCCTCGCTGACCAATGGCGGGAGCGTATCCAACAATTTTGTCCGGGTGCTACGATTGGAATTGTTCAACAAGATAAAAAGGAGGTTGATTGTGATTTTGTGATTGCGATGCTTCAATCACTCTCTCTAAAGGAATATAGTTTCAGTGACTTTGATTCTGTGGGAACCCTCATAGTAGATGAAGCGCATCACATTTGCGCGAAGGTATTTAGTCAGAGTCTATTCAAGATGTGTCCCAAACACATCTATGGTCTCTCAGCGACTCCAGAAAGAAAGGATGGTCTCACGAAAGTTCTTCATTGGTTCATGGGTCCCACATTCTTCGCAGTTGAGAGGAAAAATCAGGAACAGGTTGAAGTATTTCCCATTACATACGAATCATTTAATTACAGAAATCCTCCACCTTCTACGAGATTCGGAAAAGTCTCAATGCCTAACATGATCACAGAAGTTGTTGAAGATAGAAAGAGAAATCAAATGCTTGTAGAACTTGTCAAAAAAGCTTCAGCTGGCACGAGGCAGTTATTGGTCCTAAGTGATCGTAGACAGCATTGCGAGATGCTTCATCAGTGCTTCCCAAAGACTTCAGGTCTATACATGGGTGGTATGAAAGAAGCTGACCTCCAAGCATCTTCAAAGAAGAAGATCATCTTTGCCACATTCTCACAGGCACACGAGGGTCTAGACATTCCAACCCTTGATACAGTTATTCTGGCTTCACCCAAATCAGATATAACTCAAAGTATTGGACGTATCATGAGAGAGACAAAGGGTAAGAAGAACAATCCACACATTTATGACATTCACGATCCATGGTCTCTCTTCACAGCCATGTATTACAAACGAATGAAAGTTTACCGTCAAGGCGGTTTCAAAATTCATGGCAAACCCGTTGAGGAAAAGAAGGACGACTTCCCTCAGGGAAAGTGTCTGTTTTTATAATCTAAACAATAATTAAATGTCTGGTGCATTAATACAACTCGTATCCAGGGGTGTACAAGATGTTTATCTTAATAGCGAAGAGGGGCATTCTTTCTTTCGTATGAAGTTTACGAGGCACACGAACTTTTCTCAAGCTCCAAAGTTCATAAAGACTGTTACAGATAAAGATCCTGTTTTTACCATTCCAGTTTTGGGTGATCTCGTGAATTGTCTATGGTTTGAGGGTGTTGATAAAAACTCTAACGTTTCTTCCAATCTTCTTTACAATTCTACGATTGATCTTTATATTGGGGGGCAGAAGATAGATTCTCAACATTATGACTATTACGCAGACATATGGCCCAACTATTTGGCTGAGACGCACACAAAAGCGCAAGAGCTTACTAATAAGGCGAGTATTTCTCACAGAAACTTTCAACCTCTCCACTTCTTTTTCTGTGATCACGGAGCATTTCTACCTATTGTGTCGCTTGCACATCATCAGGTTGAAGTTAAAATAAATTTTGATACAGCGAGTTTAACTGGTTACGGTGAATCTCAAAAAAGAATCAACGTATATGCCAACTACATATATTTAGACAAAGAAGAGAGGGAGTCCATGGTCAAAAGACAGATGGATTTTGTCATAACACAGACCCAAAAAGTTGAGTACCCAGTGTCCAACGTATTCAATAATCAATTGGAATCCGGTGGCTACAATGATTTGGATATATCTTACTTCAATCACCCAGTTAAATCTATCTTTTTTGGGTACAGTGCTACTGATACCGATCCCACAAATGACCGCTTCACGTTCAAGAATGCTGATATACAAATCAACGGCACACCGTTACTTGAAAATATGTCTCCTACATATTTCCATACAGTCCAAAATTATTACAAGTCTAAATACGGTGTATCGGATTTTAGGGTTGATTCGGAGGATCTTATGTATACCAGATACTTTGCCTATCACTTTGGACTGAACGCATCAGACTATAACCCATCGGGTACTTGTAACTTCAGTAGGCTCGATAATGCCAAACTCATACTCAGAGGTGTAGAAAAGGGTATACTTAGAGGAGACCAGAACGAAATCAATGTATTTGCCGTCAACTATAATGTTCTCAGGATTAAGGATGGATTGGCCGGAATTTTATTCGGAAACTAAAGTATAAATGGGTAGAACGGCTAGGTTCGAACAGATCTATGTTGCAAGTCTAGAAGCTGAACCCGTTGAGAATGAGACTCTCACGGGAGTTAATTCTATTCTAACCAGAGAGATTGAGGCAAATGAGATTAAGCTTGATACCATTAATAACGTTAAAGGTCGTCTAGCTCTATCCAACGCCGTACCTACAAAACAGTTCTCACTTGGGAATAAACTTTTTATGGATAAAGATGACACCATTGTTTTTGATCTTAAAGAACGTGGCAGAGCCTCTCGCTTTTTTGTTACTAATCAGTTGGCCGTTGGTACTACAAACCCAACGAAGGCTTTTCAGGTCAACAGTGGTGCGACGAGAAAGGTTGACATTGATTTAACTGGTCGTAATCTCATGACAGTGAGTGGTAACCTCGTGTCTACGAACGTGATTGTCAATGATAAACTCACACTGGGATCCAATATCACAATTGATAGTTTGGCATCTAATGTAGTGGTTGTTAATGGTGCTATGAAAACTTCAAATATTAACGTTGGTTCAAACATCGCATTTTCTGATGAGGGTTCCAATGTGGCAATAATTAATGGAAATGTATTCCAAACTGGTTACTTAAATTTAGTAGGTAATATCGCGGTGACTGGTAATATAACCGTGTCTGAGACGGCCACATACATTGCTACACAAGATTTGAGAGTTGCCAACGTAGTCATTCATTCCGGTTTTGGAAATGGTGTTTTGTCGCGTGAAACCGCTATCGTGATGACACCTGGAACGGGGTACTCTAATATCGCCGTGGGTTTTGTCGGTGGTGCTAGAGGTCGGGAGTTGGCCTTTTTCCAAACAGATGCATACGGTGGATACAATTCCGCACAAATTAATGTTGATGATACAAAGTTAGTGAATGTCCACGTCTATGGTGACATATACACATCTAACAACATTGGTGCAAACAATACATTCCCCACACACGATCTCTGTGTAGGTTCTAATCTATTTGTTGAAGACATTGGGTCAAATGTTCTAGAGGTCACAGGTAACACCTACACACAAAAATTAAAAGTTGGATCTGGTGGTATTTCCGTTGGAAATCTCCTCACTATGGAACCTGGTGTAGAATCACCTGTGGTGATAAATAGTAACGTGAGAATGAACGCCCTTCGTACGACGGGTACAGCTCCAAGTGGTATATCCAACCTTACACCCACTGACACACTCTCAATTGGATCCAAAATATACGCGAACACCACCGCTATAAACACTTTGCGTGTTTTGGGTAATACCGCAACCACAAATCTTAGAACCGAGATGGTCTTCTCTGCGTCTTCTCTGACCGTCCACGGTGACAGATTTGGTGGTGACAGTACATCAAACGTGTTAACATTGAAGGCGGGTCCAAGAACTGCGAATGTGAGCGTCATAGAAGTCTATGGTGCGAGTACATCCAATACACATCAAAACATACGTTTCAAAACGAAAAACACTGAGAGAATGCGCATTGCCTCAAATGGTAATGTTGGTATAGGACAGACGAACCCATCCAAAAGGCTAACCGTTAACGGCAACGTCTTTGTGATGGGAAGCAATTCTGTTGTCTATGGCAACACGTGGGGTTCTACGGGTAACACGGCGATGCAGGTCTACTCTAGTCCCAATTCTGGAGAAAATAGAATTGAAAACATTGTTGGAGCTGGTAAAGGTCTCAAGATTTTCGCGAGTAAGACACCCACTATGGGTACACCAAAGGTCACTATCCTAGAGACAAGTAATGTGGGTATCAACGTCGCCAATCCCATTGGTAGACTGCACACCTCCGGTGGTACAGTGTTCATAAATGATCAAGTTACAAGACGTGGTACATATGTTCATCAGGAAACGCCAATGGTTATCACCAATACTTCACCAATCGTAAGTACAACTGACATGGGTCGTGTATTAGATTTGACTCGCGAAGGTGATGGTATAGAACATGGAGCGCGAGCCTCATTCAAGTTAGGAAAACATGAGACCGCGGATGGAACTTCTAGAACGCGCCTTGATCTCTATTTAGCGAGTGATAACTATCAAACTGACGCAGATGTAATGACTTTCTTAAGTTCTGGAAAGGTTGGAATTGGTCATACACAACCTACTGCATATCTTGAGGTCCAAGGTTCTGGTTTTGCAGATCCAACTGAAAACGGTATTCTCTTACATAACCACGATGATGGTGATGCTATTTTAGCCGTAGAAACCAAGTTAAATGTGGGAAATGCATTTACAAGTTATATACTTGAAGATGGTGGTGCATTAACCGGATGGTCTGCAGGTGTGACTTACAATGATGATTTCAGAATTACAGAGAATTACCGGAGGGTTTCAGATTCTAGTGCAACAGCCCTGTTTATAAGTAGTGCAGACCGTGATGTAGGTATTGGTACAGACGTGCCTCGTGGCAAGTTGGAAGTTAACGGTAATGTTGTGATTGGTCAACAACTCTCATTCGGTGGTCTCGCAGGTGATGAGTTTGGTAATACACATATTATCGAAAGAAGATATACCGCCGGACAAGCAAGAACCGAATTGCTACTTTTTAAGGGTAATGAAAGTTCTGGGCTTGCCACCGGTCCAGATAGAATTAGACACATTGCAGCTGAGCATGTATTTCAAACTTACACCTCTTCAGGTGATACCTTTGATAACATCTTGGTAGAAAAGGATGGTGAGTCTAACAAACCTCTTGTTGTGTGTGATAATGGTATAGTGGTCGTGGGTGGTAATCGTGATGATGCCGATGGTAGAGGTGTGAACACCAAATTGGTTGTCAACGGTGACATTGAGTTTTCTGGTCAGGGTTCATTTAGATTAACCGGTTTTGAGTTTGAAACATCCGATCTGGTGTATAACATTATAAGAAACAAACTAGATGGTTCCACACGCCGTCCACTTACATTTGTACATGAAGTTGATTCTTTCACCGATTCCGAATTTGCCCGTTTTGATGAAGATGGTAGATTTGCTTTGGGTACAACCACCCCAACCTCTAACATACACGTATATGACACAACACCCGGAAATGTGGATATCATGAGACTTCAGAGTACCGGTGTGAACAAACAAACCGGGGTACTTTTGTACACAAATGACGGAGAAGGTGGATTTTTGAGAGGATTCAGTAATACCGTTAATAAAACAACGGGTCTTGCTCTAGGTGTGTCCAATAATAGCACAATTATAAATAACCTTAATCTCATTCACACGAGTAATGTTGGTGTGGGAACACCAGTGCCAGCACGCCAATTCCATGTTGTTGATCATAGAAATCCACTTCTTGGTGGTACAGGTGTTATGAGAGTGGAGAGTACATCTTCTAATGCTAGTATAGAATTCACAACTACCGGCGGAAGTTCAAATATTTATGCGGATACAACCGGTAATGTATATATACAACCATCTTCAATTAATAAACCTACAACATATTTGAAAAGTGATCTTGATGTGGAAGGTGACATGGTTGTAGGTGGAAATATTGATTTCACACAAATTGCTATAGGTTTGGGTGGTACAACTGCGTCTACAGACATTGAAGTAGGTGGTGGTAGTATAGTAGGTTCTAATGAAGTTTCTCGCAAAACATATTCAAAGACATTTACAGTTGTTGCGGGTGATGCCAAAGATATTCAACTAATGTTTGGAGCTGGTGCCTTTTACGCAAAAGTGACTGCCATTTTAAGAAGAACAGATGGATCAACTGTCGGTGATTTGAGTACAATGATTATAGAATTACAAGGTGGTACAGGTGATGAAAGTACTCCATCGTTAGATTTGGCTATAGGTACCAAGAATCTATTTGGTGGTACAAATAGTTTCCCATGGAGTCCAACAATAACTACTGGTACACGTGGTATTAGCATTGAACCATATAATACAGAAAACACTAGAGAATACAACTATGATATATTTATTGAACTTGTATCTGCGTGTGGTGGTAAACTCGAAAAGATTACACGTTCTTTGGGTACCGAAGCTGATCTAGACAGTAGTGGCGGTGCCACTGACATCGCAACTTTCAACTATTAGATAATTTTACCTATCGGGGAAAACCCAAAGGTAGAATTACAATAAATAAATTTACGCCCTGATGGAATCAGAGACGGCTAAGAATAGAACGCCGACAATGAAAGCCATGACGACGTAATTACATTCAGTTTCTTCGAGGCCAGTGGGTTCCGACTTGACCTCTGCCTTCTTTGTGACGACGGGCTGTTCGCGCCGCACAGGAGGCTCTAGTTCCTCCAAGGGACAGTAACCTATCATTTATACTGTACTTAGAGATTAATTTCCGTCTTCTTCTTTCTACGGGTCCTCTTAGTCTTGGATGCACCGACTGCAACCTCCTTAACCTCACCACCAGTGGACTCCCCTGAAATGGAGACGATGTCCGACACGTCATCATCATCCTGCTCGGGAGCTGGTGCCGAGTTGCCAGTGGTCATGGAGGTGTTCATAGGTGGAGGTGGTGGCATCATGACACCACCCATGAGACTGGAGATGTCAATCCCTGGACCCTGCATCTCATATTGTCCAGTACCTCCAACTGGGGCAGTGTCCGCTGGTCCAGATGGGGCTCGGGTGGTATTCTGAACGGCGGACATCATATTCTTCACAAGGTCTGGATTCTGCTTGAGAACATCGTTCATGTTGGGTAAGGCACTCTTGAACATAGAGTTTGTAAGGTGGAACATCATCGCCGAACCACCAAGCATCATGATGAGCTTCACTTCTGGGGCAACGCTGACCTTGGATCTGTACTTCACGTAGAGCTCTTCAAACACACCATCGTAGTCATCAACATTCTCCATGACGCTCTCAGACCAACCCTCAAGCTGAATCTCAAATGGGTTATAGCGTTTGTTAAGGAACTCTAGACCAGTCACGCAGGCTACGAGCATACGACGAGAGAAACGAATAGACTGCTCAACGTCAATACTGTAGGTGATCCTCTTAACTTCCGTTCGGAGGTCCTCAACGTTGGAATAGGCGTTGAGTCTCTTGTTTACAGAGAAGCCCTTCTTCTCAAGGCGAGCTAGCTTGTTGAGGAGGTCCGACTTCTCTTCATCCACGGAGCTGTAGCCCTTGGAGGGGGCTTCTTCGCTCTGAGCACCCGGACCCTCATCGGGGCCATCATCAAAAAACATTGGTTCATCTTCACCGTAGTCAATCTCTTCATCCGCTTGTGGCTGAGCAGGAGCGGACTGCTTGTTTGGGTTGACAAAAGCATCCATGGACTCCTGATGCTGTTGATGCATCTGAGAAGGAGGTGGTCTACTAGCTACAGGACGGCGCACAGGCTGAGGACGAGAACTGGAAATTTCAATTTCATCCATGAGGGCCTGTTCGTCGGCATCTAGCTTCATGACAGTTGTACTTCCGCGATCAATGACAATTTCTTCGTCCATCTACTCTCTATATGGAAACTATTAATTAACCTTTAACGCATTTTCAAAAAAATATGTCTGTACATTATAAATGTACAACCTTAACCGTGCCAACCGAAATGCTCTCATCAGTATTTTTACCCTGATCGCCGTGATCTTCGTGCTTGGTATCTTTAAGACCACCAGCAAGTATCAGCCTAGACCAATTGTCATTAAGGCTGTCAACGAGGAGTCTCTCTTCAACCTTGAGCACCGCCTTGAGTGTGCCCCTGGTCACACCAGTGAGGGTAGCCCTTACACCAAGAGCCTAACTCCAGGTGGTGTGTGTGGCGCCCAAAAGCTCGTCTCTGAACAAGCTGGCTACGAGATTGAGGATGGAATTGGTGGATCTTTAATCTAAGCCTAATATAAATGGCTTTGGTTACTTCTCCCCAAACTATTCCCGACCTTAATTACGAATATCATACCATAACCGTTGATTCTATTGGTCAAGACAGCGCCAACACTTTTACTTGCCATCTTCAGCAACCTCTTAAAAATGTTGTTCAGGCTAGACTCCTTGGGGCTCATATTCATACCACGGATGATACTGAGCATTGCTATGTTTCTGTAAATGAATTGGACTCCATCTTTAACGATCGTGCTTCCAATGTCCTCACTGGACAGTCTCACCTGAGTATGCTCAGAGGATCCTTCGCGAGTATAGTAACTGAGAGCACTACCCACTCTGGTAGCAACTCTCTCATTACTTTCAAAGACAATTACCCAATTGTTGCTCAATACGTAGATCCAATCAGGAGAGTTGACCGCTTAACGGTTACAATTAGAGACCAATCTGGTTCCACCATCAAAAACTCCTCAGATGATGGTGACAACTTTTTAGTTTTTAGATTTGTGTGTAGAAAACCAAACTTGTAATTTTCTCTATTTAAAGTAGTAATAAACATGTCTTCAGGTATTGTTCAATTAGTGGCAATCGGCGCTCAGGATGAGTACATCATGGGCAATCCGGAGATATCGTTTTTTAATTCCACGTTTAAAAGACACTCCAATTTTTCACAATCCGTTGAAAAACAAACGATACGCGGGGATGTGAAAAACAATTCGATGTCAAGTGTTCAGATTGAAAAGTCTGGTGACATGCTTGGTTATATGTACATGACTATAGATGACACCAATCAGGCTTTGGACACCTCTAGATGGGATCTTCTCATAGACAAGGTTGAACTCTTAATAGGTGGTTCGGTTATTGACACTCAAGATAGCATCTTCACAGAAAAGATAGCTATCGATACTTTTGCGCAGAACGTCTCACGATCTGCGATTGGTACACATCCGGGTGTGCACGCACGTTCTTATTTTTATCCTCTAAGATTCTTCTTTTGTGAAGGACCACAATGTGCATTACCCCTAGTGGCTCTAAACTATCACAACGTTGAACTAAGAATTTATTGGGGATCACAAGCATCCAACTACAACTTTGAAATGTATGCAAACTATTATTATCTTGATAACGAGGAACGTGGAAACATGGCTACTCGTACCCACGATATGCTCATAACACAGGTGCAAAAGAATGTACCAAGTGGAGAGACGGTTCAAGATCTTACGTTCAATCATCCGGTGAAATACATTGCATCATCCGACACGTCTGTAGAAGGCGCACTCACTTCTCCAACTAACCGAGTTAAATTAAGTATAAATGGTGTTGAACTATCCAATTACAAATGGGGTAAACCACACTTTATTGATGTTATGAACTATTATCACACAAACTTTGTGACCTCCCCAGACTTTTTCCTCTATTGTTTCTGTCTCATGACAAGTTCTTTACAGCCAACAGGAACCTTAAATTTCAGCCGAATAGAGTCAGCAAAACTCATGAGCGAAACCTTACCCATAAATGATCCCATATACGCAGTAAGTTACAATATCCTCCGTGTCCAAAATGGCATGGCGGCTTTACTCTACGCAAATTAATTTAGCCATGTATATTAAATAGTTGTCAGTATGCAAATATTTGTGAAGACACTGACAGGTAAAACAATTACTCTTGAACTTGAGTCTTCAGATACTATTGATAATGTGAAGGCAAAAATACAAGATAAAGAGGGTATTCCACCGGATCAACAGAGACTCATCTTTGCTGGGAAACAACTAGAAGATGGACGTACTCTAGCCGACTACAATATCCAGAAAGAGTCTACACTTCACCTGGTTCTCAGACTTAGGGGTGGTGTTAAGAACTTGCCTTCAGTGGAAAGATCCACCAAGATTCGTTTCGGTAAACATGTACCAGACTCCACGGAGCAGGAAGAAAATACAATCGTATTTAATGCTTCAAACGTAGTGGTTCCAACCCCTTATAGCAACGCGGTGTACCTGTCCCCAATCAGAAATAAAACTGATTACGAAGCACCCGAAATTGTACTTCTTATGTATGATCGTAATACCAAAGAAATCACAGAGTCTGGTGAGTCTGCAAATGCTCTTATTGGTGGTTCAACGTTGGATACTGTAGCAAATCGCAATAATGCCACTTCAAATACTGTTCAATTCATAGGTGGAGGTATGTTGGATAATGGTGTAGCATTTGTAACAGACCCAGAAAGTTCAAATATGGCTGGTATAGCAAATTTACTCCCTCAACATACTTTGAGTGTGGGGTCAAACTTATACGTTGATGATTTGGGTTCTAATGTACTCGTCGTTTCGGGTAACG